TTAAAATTAATAAAAACAAAGAAACAATTAGATAGTATTTTTTTTGAAGACAGATATAATTCTGATAATAAAAAAGGCAGTATTGCATTTGACAAAAAGATCATAGTATTTGAAGATATTGATTGTATTGGTGATATTATTTTAGATAGAGAAAAGAAAAAGAATAACTCTAAAACTGGACTAGGCAAAAAATTAAATTTTCAAGATTTGTCTCCGAATTCTAATATAAATATGGGCGATTTATTAGAGACGATAGCAGCGACTGAAACTGATACAGATAAAATGTGTAAATTTCCTAAGTTACCTACAGATGACGAACCATTAACACTTGATGATATATTAAATTTATGGGATGGTATTCGGGAAACGCCTGGCAGAATAATGATTATATCTTCTAATCATTACTGTGATTTAGATCCAGCATTAATTAGACCTGGCAGAATAGATTTAACACTGGAATTGTCGTATGCTACTCATGAAATCATTAGAGAAATGTATATGCATATATTTAAAGAAAATATGAATATAAATGATGAAAGACTAATAAATATAACTGACAATTTTTATTCGCCAGCAGAAATTATGAATATATATATGAATGAGGGTAGAAATAATGATAGGTTTATTAATAGATTACAGTTGAACAAACACGTTTAAACGAACAAGTTAGAGGATTAAAAAAACAGCCCTCTTTTTTTTGTTTTAGGTTTGCGTTTTTTAACTTTTTTTGTTTTGTTTTTTTCTTTTTTGTCCTCCTTTTCTTCCTTCTTATCAACCGGTCTGTAACGTAAAAACCAGTCGTCATATTCTGGTTTACCTCTTTGACCTTTTAATTCCGTATATTTTTCCGCTTTTTCTGCACGCATCTCTTCAACTGTTTCTTGATGTCCAATACAATTAATACTAAAACGTCTAAGTAGACCTTTTTGTGCTAAACGATTTTTTTCTTGCACCTGGAATAAATAGGTTGCCATACATAAAATACGATCTTTATCGTAATATGGTCTATTAGCATATAAAAATGCCAAGTAGAAACTAAGCATTGTATCAATAGTTGCAATTTTTACATCATAACCTTCATATTTAATGATATTATAACTATGACATGCAAGTGGTTGATAAATAAACGCGACAGTATCATTTCCAACTTTAATTTCATAATGTGGGGCAATGATTTCGCCTATACCAGGCCTTTCTACAATCTTCACATTTTTTATATTTATGTCTGCAAGACGTTCTTGCACAATTTGCGCTGTAAGAATGGGTTCCTCGGATAAAACATCAAAATCTGGCACTTTTTGTAATTTATGTCTCAAATTCTTTGGCATATATTGAGAATACATAGATAATGCATAGCCTCCAAAAAATACAACACCTTGATCCATCAATGTATGTTGCACATTATCATAGATTTCTTCCGCACCCTGATTATCAGCCATTGTTCGCTGAAATTCAACATGTGCGCATTGTTTACCGGTTAAAGGATAATGTTTATTTAACAATGTTAGACGCTTTAATACTTTTTCCCAGCGACTTACATCGCCTGCTGGACGAGATAACTCTAAATACATTCCCATACGAAGAAGATTAGGAGGTGCATACAGAATTCCAGCGACCCTTATTGCTTCTTTTTTTATAGAATTAAATAATTCTTTGGGTAAAGACGTAATATCTGCTACAGGAATAAAATTCACAAATACTTTAAACGTGCCGTGATGCTGGCCAGCTTTTGCTTCTACTTCTACAAATCCAGCTTCAACATAAATATCTGTTAGTTGTTTTGCATCTGTTAGAGCATTTGCACTATAAAAGTCATAATCTGGAATTTCAACGTCCTTATTATAAAATTGGTCTTGTTTTGGAAGAATATTATTAATTGCAGTCCCTCCGTAACAAATTAATTGGTTTTTTCTTATAAAATTCTCCACAATTCCTATAATACGTTTGATTTCTGGTGAATTCGCCACCTTTCTTCCTTGTTTAACTTCTGCTTTATCAACTGACTGTCGAAGAATAGCCAATTCACAATCACTAAATGTTAATCCATTACATACATTATCTTTTTTCATTTATATATTAATAATATAATTTTCTTATTTGTAATTTATTAATAATTATAAAAAGGTTGTCTCTCCGCATTGCTTATGATATTTAAAAAAGTGATTAGATATTAAACTTATAATAATCTGTTTCCACTGTGCGTGTGGCATAGGATAGAGCTGGGTTTTGTTGAGGAGGTAATGGCACAGTAACCGGTATATATCGTAAGTTTTCGGGTTTTAAAACAAACGCATATCCGCTCTCATCAAAAAAGATATCACTTTCTTCCACATTTACATCTATTTTTTGATATCGCATTGCTAATAATTGACATCCAGTTTCTCTCATAACTACTCCACTAGGATTTGGCGGGTCAACACCTTTATCAGGCATTCCAATGGTCATATTTTGTTTGTTGAATTCAATTAATTCATTCATATCGGGACTATACGCTATATCGTAATAATGTAATGCACGCATAAACACTGAATTACTTGTCATATTAACAAATTCATAAAATTCCTGGCATTCTAAAAATGCGGTATTACTTCTATCTACAATAATTACTATCTTACCTAATAATTCTCTTAATCTTACATTTCCAAAGTTTTTACCATAATATTCAAAATCATAGTCTTTACTTAACAATAATTGATCATAATTCTCTAACAATTTAGCAAAATTTTGATACATTGTTTGGTTTGTGCTTTTGATACGGAGATGAATGATTATAGGGTCTAAAGCATTTGGCGCAGTAGACGTGGAAAATGCATAATCTCGAATAATACTCATTACATCAGAAAAATTAATATAATTAAATGTTTCCTTTACAAAATAATTATCGCTAGTAGATGTAGCCACAACTGGTTGATCATTTATAGAAAATATTTCAAAGTCTAAACCTCTTACACCTTGTTTTAGAACATCTTTTAATATACACGTGTCTACATAATCATTTTTATAATTTCCACCACTGCAACAATTATAAGCAGTCTTAATATAATAATCGTTAAATTTAAAATCAAATAAATTGGAACTATCGATTGATCTTATTTTACCGTTTAATTCACCATATATACTATCCATATTATTACATTCACCGGTCTTTAACCGAATATAGTAAAAATAATATAAAAATGCGACAACAATTATAATCAATGTAATGACAACTATTAGTAATACTGCTGTAGTTTCATTCATTTCTGTTATATTTTTTATTGCATTATTAACCATTTTTTTTGCATTTTCTTGGGAGCTACCTCCCATTCCAGTATTTATTGTGTCTGACATATTATATTATATAAATAAAAATAATATATTATTTAATGGTATTTATTTATAAATATTGAATATGAATAGTTAAATTAAATTATATTATGATGAATAAAGAATTAAATATATTATTATATCTATATAAAAATGGCAGGTGGATTAATGCAACTTGTATCGCAAGGACAACAAAATATTGTTTTAAATGGTAATCCTAGTAAATCATTTTTTAAATCTACATATCATCAATATACAAATTTTGGATTGCAGAAATTTCGGGTAGACTATGAAGGCTCAAAAACGTTACGATTATCAGAAGAATCATCCTTTACATTTAAAATTCCACGTTATGCGGATTTATTAATGGACAGCTATATATCAGTAGCATTGCCGAATATATGGAGCCCTATTTTGCCACCACAGCAAATAACGGAAACTACTACAGCTCAAGGTTTAGGCAATATTGAGCAATGGGCTCCTTATGAATTCAAATGGATAGACAATATTGGAGCTAAAATGATTTCAAAAATCCAAATTACATGTGGTAATTATACCTTGCAAGAATATTCAGGGGACTATCTATTAGCAGCAGTTCAACGTGATTTTAACGCAGAAAAAAAGGCATTGTTTGATAACATGACTGGAAATATTCCTGAATTGAATGATCCTGCGAATGCAAACTCTCGAGTAAATTCTTACCCAAATGCATATTATACTGGTGATTTAGCTGGACCAGAACCGTCAATAAGAGGTAAAATTTTATATATACCTATTAACAGTTGGTTCGGATTAAAATCACAAATGGCCTTTCCTTTGACATCGCTTCAATACAATGAATTACATATTAATATAACATTTCGACCAATTGATGAATTATTCGTTATTCGTGATGTATTTGATGCAACGAATAACTATCCTTATATAGCTCCAAATTTTAATTCTTGGTATATGCAATTTTATCGATTTTTACAACCACCGCCAGATATTACATTAGGCATTGATTCATATTCTGATCAGCGATCTTTATGGAATGCAGATATACATTTAAATTGCACTTATTGTTTCTTGTCAAATGAAGAAGAAAGACTATTTGCATTACAAGAACAGAAATATTTAATAAAACAAGTTTATGAAAGATTGTTTCCAAATGTAACAGGCCCAAATAAAGTAGAATTGGATTCATTGGGAATGGTGGTTGATTGGCTATTTTATTTTCAAAGAAGTGATGCTAATTTACGCAATGAATGGTCTAATTACACAAATTGGCCTTATAATTATCTACCTATTAATGTTATTCAAGCGCCTACAAATGGAGAATATGTGGTTTATAGATCATTAGGAGGAGTTTTAACTCCTGTAACAATTGGTCCTGGTGTCAATCCAGATGGAACATTAACAGGTCTCCTTGTTAATCAACCATATAACCCCCAAAATGAAAAATATATATTAGTAGCAATGGGTGTTCTTCTGGATGGGTCTTATAGGGAAAATATTCAACCTGCTGGGATATTCAATTATGTAGAAAAATATACCAGAACCTCTGGAAATGCACCGGATGGGCTATATTGTTATAATTTTTGTATACATACCAATAATGCTGATTTACAGCCATCAGGAGCAATGAATATGAGTAGGTATAATCAAATCGAATTAGAATTTACAACTATTATACCACCGTTAGATCCATTAGCACAAAGTCTCACTATTTGTGATCCAGAAACAGGAAATATAATTGGTATAAATAAGCCTACATGGAGAATTTATGATTATAATTTTGATTTGCATTTATTCGAAGAGAGAATTAACATTGTCAACTTTATTGGTGGTAATGCGGGACTAATGTATGCTACATAAACTAACATTTTTGTTAAAAGGGGTTCTTTAAGTTCAAAAATAATATATATAAATTTGAACTTAAAGGGAAGCATTGGACGCAAGTGGAGTTGTCTCATAGAATAGTCCAGTTGCCGAAACTGTTGTAGGATAGTTCGGAACAATGGTGTCTCTTGGATTTAACCCTTGATTAACACCTCCTTGAAATCGACCATCGCTATATTTATCATACGACTCTCTTTTTTTATTATATAAATGTAACCCTTCGTTAAATGATTTCGTCCATATATCTTCACCTTGATAAGGTTGAACTAATAT